CGTAAAGATGATGAATTAGTTTTAGGTAAAAAATCTTTACTAGGAAGAGCATAATGGCAAAAACAGAACTAACATCAAAATTAATTTCAAGATTTGAAAGACTATCTGGTAGACGACAAAACTGGGAAACGCATTGGCAAGAAGTTGCTGATTATATGCTACCAAGAAAATCAGATATTAGTAAAAAAAGAAGTCGTGGCGATAAAAGAATGGAGCTTATATTTGATAGCTCACCTTTACAAGCCTTAGAATTATTAGCATCATCATTACATGGTATGCTTACAAACCCATCTACACCTTGGTTCACTTTAAGATTTAAAAAACTAGAAGATTTTAATGATGACGAAGCGAAGATATGGTTAGAAGAAGCAACGGAAGTTATGTACAAAGCATTTAATAGATCAAACTTCCAACAAGAAATATTTGAATTGTATCACGACCTTATTACCTTTGGTACAGCGGCAATGTTTATTGAAGAAGATGATGATGATTTATTAAAATTTTCTACAAGACACATTGATGAAGTTTATATAGCTGAAAGTCAAAAAGGTAAAATTGATACTATCTTTAGAAAATTTAATATAACAGCTAGAGCATTAGTTCAAAAATTTGGAGACAAGGTATCAAAAGATATTACAGCTTTATCTCAAAAAAATCCTTATGAAGAGATACCTATTATTCATGCGGTTTATCCAAGAAACGATTTCAATCCAAGTAAAAAAGATAAAAAGAATATGCCATTTGAATCTATATATTTTGAATACAAAGGTGGAAATGAATTATCAATTTCTGGATTTAAAGAATTTCCATTTGTAGTTCCAAGATATTTAAAAGCATCAAATGAAGTCTATGGTAGATCACCTGCAATGACAGCATTACCTGATGTTAAGATGTTAAATGAAATGTCTAAGACAACAATTAAAGCTGCACAAAAACAAGTAGACCCACCTTTATTAGTTCCTGACGATGGTTTCTTATTACCTGTTAGAACAGTTCCGGGTGGATTAAATTTTTATAGATCAGGTACAAGAGATAGAATTGAACCTTTAAACATCGGTGCAAATAATCCATTAGGTTTAAATATGGAAGAGCAAAGAAGAGATGCAATTAGAAGTGTGTTTTATGTGAACCAATTAATGATGCAAGATGGTCCGCAAATGACAGCGACAGAAGTTATTCAAAGAAACGAAGAGAAGATGAGATTACTTGGACCAGTATTAGGAAGATTACAATCAGAATTATTACAACCCCTTATTGATAGAGTATTTAATATTCTATTAAGAAACAACCAGTTTGCTCCACCACCTGAATCTTTATCGGGTGTTAATATAGATATTGAATATGTTTCTCCTTTGGCAAAGGCACAGAAATCCACAGAGCTTCAATCTATTATAAGAGCTGTTGAAATACTTGGAAGTTTAGCTAATGTAGCTCCTGTATTTGACTATGTAAATTTTGATAATTTAGTTAAGCACGTTGCCGACATTGTTGGTATGCCACAAAAATTATTAAAGTCTCAAGGTGAAGTACAAGAAATGAGAAACCAACAAGCACAACAACAACAGGAGCAAATGCAGATGCAACAAGCTGAACAAGTGGCTAAGATGGCAGGAGATGCTGCACCACTTGCAAAAGCTCTTCCAGAAGAAGCTAAAGCTATTGTAGATGCCACAGAATAAATATGGGTCAAGCAAAAGATAAAGAAAAAAATTTTGATAAATATATTCAAGGTTTAAAAAAAAACTACAAATACATATTCGGAACAGGCGAAGGTAAACAAGTTATGTCTGATTTAGAAAAGAGATGCCACCATCATACGACTACTAATGTTAAAGGAGATAGTCATGAAAGTGCATATATGGAAGGACAACGTAGCATCCTTCTATTTATAAAAGCAATGCTACTTAACGATAATGAAAAAGGAAAATAAAAATGTCATCAGAACAGATAACGGAGCAAACAGCTTCGCCTGTAGAACAGACACAAACTACAGAACCAACAGCAACAATAGCTAGTGTTGCAAAAACAGATACACCTGTATCATCAACAACAGAACAACCAGTAGCGGCTAAATCTTGGAAAGAAGCAATTTCTGAAGAGTTTAGAAACGATCCAAACATAGAAAAGTTTACAGAGATAGATGCACTTGCAAAGTCATATATCAATGCAACTCACATGATTGGTAAAGATAAAGTTGCTGTACCTAATCAAAATTCAACTGAAGAACAATGGAATGAAGTATTTGATAAATTAGGTAGACCAGCTTCCGCTGATAAATATGCCTTAGATGTTAAATCTGATGTTGTTCCATTAAACGAAGGAGATGTAAAACAATTTGCTGAGAACGCACATAAGTTAGGTTTAAGCAATAAACAAGCTCAAGGTGTTTTAGAGTTTTATAAAAATAATATGGAAGGTCAAGCTCATCAATCTAAAGTTGATACAGAAACTTCTCAAGTTCAAGCCGAACAAGAATTAAGAAAAGAATGGGGAAGAGACTTTGAAGTAAATGTTAAAAGAGCTGGAGCATTAGCTAAAGCTAACATGAACCCAGATATACTTGATCTTGAACTTAAAAACGGCATGAGAGTAGGAGATCATCCAGAACTTATAAAAGGCTTTGCTAAGATAGCATCTATGATGTCTGAAGATAAAATAGTATCACCAGAAAGTGATAGTACAAACAAAAGTGGAGATATTGAATCTCAAATTTCTACTATTACTAACAATCGTCAAGGACCTTACTGGAACAAAAAACATCCAGATCACGATAAGTCAGTACAACAAGTATATACATTAAGAGAAATGTTAAACAGTTAAATAATTTTAACCCCTTGTATTTTTTTCTAAATTAATGTAAGGGGTTATTAGTAGGACAATTCGTAAGAACCCTATTGACAACATGGAATAGACAGTAGTCTAACAGACTTTAAATGCAAGAGACGCCTATCAATACTGATGGATAACTTTTCTGATTATATTAAGTTAACAATAATAATGGAGAGACAATTATGTCATCACAAATAACAACAGCATTTGTCCAGCAGTATTCTGCTAACATACAAATGTTATCTCAACAAATGGGATCATTATTAAGAGACAAAGTCAGAGTTGAAAGCGTAGTAGGTAAAAATGCTTATTTCGATCAAGTTGGCTCAGTAACTGCTCAGTTAAAAACTAGCAGACATTCAGACACTCCTCAAATAGATACACCTCACTCAAGAAGAAGAGTATCTCTTGCGGATTATGAATTTGCTGATCTAATCGATCAACAAGACAAAGTACGTCTTTTAATAGACCCAACATCATCTTATGCACAAGCCGCTGCTATGGCAATGGGAAGAGCAATGGATGATGTCATTATAGCTGCTGCAACTGGTACTGCCTACACAGGCGAAACTGGTGCATCAACTGAATCCGCACAAACTGCAATCGCAGCTAGTGTTGGAACGGGAACAGGATTAAACCTCGTTAAACTAACTACAGCAAAAAGATTGTTAGACGACGCAGACGTTGATCCTTCTATTCCTAGACATATCATTGTAGGTCCAGAACAACTGCAAAATCTACTTGCTGTAGAACAAGTTACAAGTTCTGACTACAATACAATCAAAGCCTTAGTACAGGGTGAAATTGATTCCTTTTTAGGTTTCAAATTTACTGTTTCTAATAGACTTGCAAAATCTAGTAATGATAGAACTTGCATAGCTTATGCAGAAGACGGAATCACCTTAGGAATTGGAAAAGATATTTCAGCAAGAATTGACGAAAGAGCTGATAAATCTTACGCCACTCAAGTGTACTACTGTCAATCAATCGGTGCAACAAGAATGGAACAAGCAAAAGTAGTTCCAATCACTTGCACAGAAGCATAATAGGAGGATATATATATGGCTAATTCAATACAATACGCAAAAATTGCTAGTACACCTTCTGTCAAAGTAAAGTCTAACGAACTATATGGTAGAGTAAGATCGGCTTTTGCTGAATACGAAGCAAGTGCAGAACAATCTACTATTACTATGTTTGTTATTCCTAATGGTGCTAGATTATTATCTAGTGCTGTTAGTTATGATGCTTTAGGTTCTAGTACAACTATTTCTGTAGGTTACGCTGCTCATACAAAAGCAGATGGAACTGCTCAAGCTCTTGATGTTGATGAATACAAAGCTGCGGCTGCGTCTACATCTGCTGAAAGTGTTGCAGCT